CCAGATCATGTTAGGAATAGAATGATACGAGAAGCTGATTCTGTAGTTTACGCTTCTACTTTCTTTCCTGGTGATAACTATACTCCTCCTAAAATGGATTTTCCTACTAAAGAAAGATACAAGAAGATTGCAGTGTCATCTAATGACTTGAGACACATACAAGAACTACTCTACCACAGAATGCATACAGCTAGGAAGATACTGGAGCATGGCATAAGTGAAGAGACGAGAGAGCTATTTGTAAAGTATCTTGAGATGATTGAACAACAGATTAAAGAAGCTTTAGTTTTAGAATGACTTGCACAATTCAGATTCTTAAATTACTTTTGCTGAAACTTAAACATAACGAAAATGAGTTTCCTAAAAAGCAAAGTATTTAAAAATGACGAAACTTCTGTAACCTGGGGTAAACTACTCTTGATCACAGGAGGACTCTTAGCTGGTGGTTCAGTACTCACACTGATCGTACAGCAGATCTTTAAAGCGTTTAATTAACACACAAGGAGAGTGGATTAAGTTCTATTCTCCTTCTCACTTTCTACCCATGTTTGTAATCATAACAGACGAAGACTTTGAAAACTTGATTACCTCTTATGACTTTATTACTAAGATAGAGTTTACAAGTAAGGATCAAGTTAAGTTGGCTATTGAGTATTGTAGAGAGAAAGATAGGCTTTCTAGGGATGTACTAGATTATTTACTGGACTTAATGATTGAATTACCATATCAGTCAAACGTGAAACCTTTGTCTGACAGTGAATTGATAAACTCAATTAACAGTGAACTGGAAACTACAAAAAGCAACCAAGATTGGCAAGTTACTGGAGCTAGTGCTAACTAGAGAGGATAAGATACTTAACTGTTATCATCTACCTCTTACTACCAACCATGACAACTTAATCAACGTGATTGGTATATTGACAACGAAAGAAGAATATATTAATCAAATAACTTTAATATGCGAACGGAGATGAACACACAATATGGAGTAATGGGTACAGATATTAACTACATGATCATTGAAGAAGATGGTAAAATGTGGTTACAAGTTTGTCAAGGTAAACTCATAGTTAAATTTCCAATTACTAGAACTGTGATTGCAGGATTGCACTTTGGAGTTGGTAATGAGGATATTAAATGGCGTAATACAACTACTAAATAATGAACAACATGCTTCAATTCTTCACTTACCAACATCTACCAGCACATCTCCAGGAGGTTAGTAAACCTTTCTGTGAGTTAGCTAATTGGATTGTTGAGAACTTGGAACCTAATTCAGAAACATCTACTGCACTGAGAAAGCTGTTAGAAGCTAAAGATGCAGCAGTCAGAGCTAAACTTTATAAATCAGAATAATGAAAACAGGAATAGGTGCAATTATAGGAGCACTCATCGTGTTCTTTAGCATGAGACAATGTGAACAACCACAAGAGATAAAGACTATTACTAAGACAATTAGTGTGCCTACTTATGTGCAGGTTACTAAGGAAGTAAAGATTCCAGTAACTAAGATCAAGTACATTAGACTGTATGATACAACTACATCTTACGTGCATGACACACTGAATCAGTTAGTAGAAGTAGTGAGTTATGACACTACTAAGTCATTGGCAATTATACCTTATCAGAATTCTTTGGTCAACATCTTAGATACTATTACTCTAACGGGTACAATCCTAGATTTCAAACGTAAGGTTACTGTAAACGAACGTCAACCAGATACACTGACTATCACCAAAGAGACAATTAAGTACTTCAGAGGTATCAAGTATTATGTTGGTATGGATTCAGATTTCAATAACTTATTTCAACCAGCATTCGGTCTTTCCTATGATAGTAAGAAATATCAACTATCTTTGGGCTACAGACCTGTTACTAAGGTTGTAGAAGCACGATTCTTTTTACCTTTAATTAAGCTTTAAACATGGAACTAGTACAAACAGAGCAAGACGTAATGGATCAAATAGAAGAACCTACCAATCCGTTACAACCAGAAATTGATACTCTTCTCAATATTGCAGATCTAATTTCTAAGAGTATTGCTACTGCCAAAAGTCTTAAGATTGAGACAAGCAGGTTAGTAAATGCTAGAGGTTGGACACTAGAGTTGGCTAGAGCACTTGGAGATACTGAAGATTACGAGTACAGAGCAGATAAAGAACCAAGGAAGTTAATGTCTGTAGTTATTGAAGGTGAGATTAAGATCTTGCGTGAGATTGCTGAGTTCATTGAACAGACTGCTCCTAGCTTTCAGCAAGTAATTGACAAGTATAATCAACCATTTATTGATAAGATCAAAGCTCTCAGAGAACTTGGTGAAAAGACTAAGGAAGATCAGCAGGAAGTCTACAGTCAAATGATTGTATTAATCTATCCTTACTTCCAAATGATTTGTCAGAACCTAATGGAAACCAAATTTCAATACGAGCTGCGTAGCTAGGATAACTACGCTGCCAGTTTATTATCTCATAATAAACAGGGTAAAAGAAATCTAATGATACTGAACGTACTAAATAATAATGCAAGTACTGAAGCTTACGAACTGGATGAAGAAGGGTTCTGGATTCAATTCTTTAATGTACTTAATGCTAAGGGCAGATATGGAATGAGTCCTAAACAGATAGCGTTTATGGCTTGGATTCTTAAGCAAGACAATCCTAATGTATGCTGGATTACTAATCCTTGGTTCAAACATTTGGAGCAGAATTTTAAGATTCAACGTCCAGAAGTATCCAGTTTTCGTAAACCTCTTACTGATCTTGAATTGCTGGTCAATGTAAAAGATCCAAAGAAACGAGTCAATACAAGACCCAACCCTAGATTACTAAAGATCAAGGAAAAGTTTCTCAAAGGAGAAGAGATTAACATGTGCTTCATTATGAAATACAAAGGAGATGAGCTTACCAAAGAGTCAAAAGGAAATAGTAAGTTTGACAGCAGAGCAATTGCAGACCTCGAAAGCGAAGGTTGAAGAATTTGAAAAGCTACTGTTTAAAGCTCTTAGGTCTTTTCTAGTCAATCCACAACTGAAGAATAGAATTGTAATGCATTACTTTGGTGTGTTTGACTTTAGTTATCAAAAGGCTATTAGAGAGCTTAAGATCACAAAATATTCATCCAAAAACAATAACTTCTTATATGAACTTTATCAAAAGTGGTGGAAGGCAGACAATGACTGACTTTGCTCAGAACAACTTTCCAGATCCAAATGCAAAACCGTCTTTCTATTTTCAAACAGAGGGAGAACGTATGACACCTACACAGCACCAGCAAATGAATAAACTGGAAGTAGGAGAATCATACTGGGAATTGAAAGATTCCGCAATTAAAGAGTACAATGCTAATCTCAAGAACCTAGACGAACTATATACTAATCTTTCTCCATTTCGTAATATCATTGTACGTATGTTTCACGTTGAAGCAGAAAAGACACCAAATGGTATTATTATTGAGCCAAGTCTTCCAATGAAGGAAATGACTCAGAATGGTATTGGTATTAGAAAGACAATGAATACTCCCTGGCCTTATCAGCGTAGAGGAGTAGTTGTGTCTGTTCCTGAGTATGAAGTGTGGTTGAAACCTGGAGACATTATTGAGGTGAGCAAGCATTGTATCATTGCTATCAAGCCTTCAGTAGATCACGAACCTGTACTAGAGTACGGATTTACGCATAGTGAATGGTTATCACAAGAGCCTCCTACTGATTTGACAAATAGACATTTTGGTTATCTCCATATTGGACATGACATGATTTTAGCAAAAGTAAAAGCTTAACTATGCTTAAACCTGGAGATTACGTCCTCACTAAAGAATATGGGGAACGTAGAATAACAGGTGTTAAAGGGGATATTGTAGAAGTAGATATAAACTTTTTACCTGAACCTGTCAAGTACAATATTAATATGTTGACTCCTGTTCATAAATTCAAGGTAGGTGATATACTTACATTACCATTAGGGGTCACAGCCGAAGCTGTAAAAGTGACTGAAGATTACATTATATTTGATGTGCCAAACCATAACCCTGTTAAACTACTTGTAAAAGATATTAAACTGTTTCAAAATTTAGAACAATGAACGAAGCATTAAAAGACGCTGGATGTTACACTATGAATCTTGGAGAAATGTTAACTGATCTTTCTTCTGCTGCTACCTTCGAAGGTGACAAGGTGAAGATTAGTTATCAGAATGTACTTCAATTGATTCAGATTCTGCATGACAATATTGCAGAAACTCTTCAAGAGTGTGAAGGTAAGAACTTTGTAATTACAGTTCCATCAGGATTGATTGGGTCTGCAATTCAAACTATTGTCAAAGATGTGTTCAAATTGAACATTAATTTCGAGGTTGAAACTAATGGAGAAAATTAAGATTTCCATAGGTTATTTCTTGAAGTGGCTTGGGATTTATCTAATTAACGATGATTCCCTTGCCACTACTCAAGAAGCATTAGACAGAGCCAGGACTTGTAATGAGTGTCTAATCAAAGGTAAGTGTGTAGACTGTGGTTGCAATTTTGATCATATGGTACAAGTAAGAAAACCTTGTGCTAAATATAAACCAACTTTCAAATGACAATTCTAATGCCTTACGCTGAAGTAGGTACATACACTATTACTGAGTATGAATCTCCAGTAAAGATAACTGACGCACAGATATTACAAGGTGAAGTAGAGAAAGTAGATAACTATACACTAAAGATTACTACACAAGTAAAACCTAAGCCGTATACTACTGATTTACTGATTAGAACTACTACAGGACTACAAACAATAGAAGTAAAAACTAGAGTATAATGGGAACAGTATTTCAATTTAATGGATGGAATGCTTGGTCAATAATTAAACACTTTGGTCAAGAACTAGTTACTCCAGCACCAAAGACTAGTGTACTTACAAGCTCAGAATACTACGATTACTTAAATGTAGTCACTTCATCAGGTGTTAAGAATGCTTGTATTGGAGACTTCATTAGTGAAGATGGTGAGTTTCTAAAGGTTACTACACTTAATGACTTGAGAGAAGTAAGTGAATATCCTGGTGAAGAATTACCTTCTCCTGTATCATTACCTGAGAACATGTGGGAATTGTACAATGCAATGAGATCGTATACTTCAATTGAGTCTGGTACAGTGGAGTTTGATAAGAATGGTGAGATACAGCGACTGATTGTGAACTTTAAACTCAAATAATGGTACATATTAATTCAGAAAACGTAAACCACCTCTTAGATTTCTGGGATATAAATCCGCTATTTAACATCTATCCTCCTTTTAATAAATTGAAGGAAAAGAAAGACTCGTCGAAACTAATGTGGTTTATAGTTCTGATGCAGTATCCAGATGAAGAGGTGAATATATTCTTTAGGATTTCAGAAGAGGAAAGACGCAAGATACTTGAAGAAAATCTAATCACTCCCAACTATTCAGATCAAGTATTCGATCAATGCTACAATGCTTTTCCTTTTGAATGTCTTACTGCTGTACAACGTGCACTCAAGGAAGAGACTGAGGTACTAGTCAAAAGATCACGTCTTATTCGAGATACTGATCTTACTCTTGACTCTACTGATGAGAATGGCAAACCAATTAAAGGTACAGCCACTCAAATCAATATACTTCAGAAAGATGCTCCTAAAGTGTACGAGCAATACGAGAAGTTGAAAGAGAAATTCATTGCGGAAAAGCAGAGTATGAAGGGGAAAGGTGGAGCTAAATTATCTAAGACAGAACAAGGTCAGTTCTGGAACGTAAATCAGAAGTAATGGAAGAAACTACACCAAAAGAAGAAATAGTGGAACTTGAATTCACTGAGGAAACATTAAAGACTTATATTCCTACTGTAATGGTTGAACTTCCAGGTGAAATGGGAGATGAAGCAGCAGAACTGTACGGATTAAAAAGTAAAGAGTAATGGTATCCATACAACTAATCAATAACAATAGACCTAAGAGAAAGCTCAAGGAATTACGAGGTATTGTGATTCACTGGACTGCTAATGTCAGTAAAGGTGCAAATGCCCAAGCTCATTACAAGTACTTCAACAACGCCTACAGAGGATCATCAGCTCATTACTTTGTAGATGACACGCAAGTAGTGCAATTGATTCCTGATGATGAGGTAGCGTGGCATGTAGGAGATAAGATTAGAACTAGTAATCTACCACTCAGAGCTAAGTATGTACCAAAAGGAGCTAATCCTAATGACTACTTTATTGGTATTGAAATGTGTATGAATGCTGATGCTGATCAACAACGAGTACTCAACTCTACAATCAACTTGGTTAATCAGTTAATGATGAAGTACAGTCTTACTAAAGATCAAGTTGTTAGACACTATGACCTGACTGGTAAGGATTGTCCTAAGATGTTTGTACCAACTATAGTTAATGGAGTAGTACTGGATCATGCTTGGTTGGCATTTAAGAATCTATTACCACTTACACCTCAAGTGCCTAGTGTCAATCGTGAAACAATTGACTCTCAGTCCAATCTAAAGGTTGGACAGATTGAATACTCAAGCTCAAATACGATAGAACTCACCACATGGGAGAAAGTACAGTTAGCCCTACGTCAATCCTGGGACGTTATCCGCAAGATGTAGAATGGATTAAGATTGAAAGACTGGCAGAGATACTAGATCAATTCACTGCTCCTAAATATCATCCACAAGATCCTAGATATAGAGAGGCTTGGAATGAGATGAGGAAAAGGTGTATTGAAGGTATCTGGTTTCCTCAGTTTGGTGGTTATCGACATGTTCCTGGTAGACTAGGTTTCTATGCTAAGTACTGTACTATTGTAGATACGGTTAATAAAGTACGTCACGATATTCAGCCAGATATACGTGATTTAGAGTGGCACTTCTCGTACTACATCATGGAGGCTATGGGTTTCTCTGGCTTTGAAGATGATGATGAGTATACTTGTAATTACAACATCTATAATTTTAATACTCTAAAGCTTGACGAGAAATTACCACTTGTAAATAAGCATGGAGATCTCAAAAAGTTCATTACACCAAGAGAGTACTTATTTAAGATACATGACAAGCCTTTAGGTAGACCTCTTTACCACAATCCTAATAAGAATCACATCATCCTTGGAACTAGGCAGGGTGGGAAAAGTTTCTCTACTGCTTGTATGGTCGTACTTTTTGAACTAATCTTTCACGGTGCTAGATATGCAGATGCTCCTATTGGTAAAGCAGAAGTAGAAGTAGGTGCAGGTGTATCTAGTAAGAGTTCTGAACTACTTTCCAAAGTAGAAGCTTCTCTTAGATTACTTTCAGAAAGTCCTCAGTTTGGAGTGTATGGAGAACCAGAAGACGATGATTATGAGCCTTGTCCTTTCTACATTCACATGCAGGGTTCTCTTGCTACCAATAACCACAAGACTCCTTGGACTCAATACAGAGATGTAAAGAAAGGAAACAACTGGAAGAAGGTTGGTAACTTTGATAAGCTCTATCACTCTGTTTACTCTGATAATAAGAAGGAAGGTGCAGAAGCTGCTGCTGGTGGCCGTCGTGTTGCCATTGTGTATGAAGAGATCGGTTTAATGAAACTAATTAAGGAAGCTTGGGGATCAAATAACGCTGTAGTAACTACTCACGGTGAACAGTTTGGCTCTCAGTTTGGTATTGGTACATCTGGTAACATTGAACTGATTCAGTATACCAAACAGTTATTCATGCACCCCAAGGACTACAATCTTCTTGATTTTGGTGGGCATGGTTTCTTCCTTCCTGCTCCATTGATGGACAAACGATTCAAGGATGAGAATGGCAATACTGACTTAGAAAGAGCATACGAATTTTACCACAATCAACGTGAAGAAGCTAAATTAGCATCTGATCCACAGGTTCTCATTAGCCATCGTATGAACTATCCACTTCAGATTGATGACATGTGGTTAGGTGGGTCGTCTGGATACTTACCTGAGAAAGAAGCAGAAGAACGTGAGAAAGAATTAATTAGAAATAATTTATATGAATCTATAGGTCAAGCAATAGAGCTTTACTGGGATTCTGGAACACAGTCTGGAGTTAACTACAGAATTAAACCTCTTTCTGAAGCTAAACCTATTTACAATTGGCCGCTGAGTCCATCTGATCCCACGCATGGTGAAGTAATGATTTACATTCATCCTGACAAGCTAAAGATAAATGGTGTAATTCCTAATGATGCTGTAATTATTCTACATGACCCTTATGTATCTGATGAATTAGATAAAGGTGGATCACTTGGAGCATCGTATGTAATTGTGAATCCCAAGTACGAAAGCTTTGGTTTACCTTCGTACCAAATTGCAGCAACGTGGATCAGCAGACACCCTAATGGTGTAGATGGTTACAATGATGTATTTGAAAAGCTGATACAGTTCTATGGTAATCCAATACGAGGAGTGTGGTATGAAGCAAACCGTGGTGATAGATTTAGAGGTCACATGATTAAGAAGAAGAAAGCAAGTCTTCTATGTGTAAGACCACAGTTTGAGCAAGGACAATTCATCTACAGCAGAAATGCTACACAGACTGGATATATGGTGAGTAATAGAATTGCAAAGGTTACACTACTAGATGGTCTTCGTGATCTATTACTAACCAAGGTTGGAGAGAAACTACTTATTGAAACTATACCTTGTCTCTTTACAATTAAACAGATGAGACAATTCACTATGGATGGAAACTTTGATGGTATATCTGCTTTACAAGGTCTTCCACTAGCAGTCAACGAACTAGAACATTATTCTAACAACAAGCAGAGTTCAGGGATATTTGACGGATTGACTAAAAACTTAAAAAATGCTCTTAATAGAACGCAACAAAGACAGAAAGTGGTTTGAAACAGTAATGAACTCAATCATTCCTTATCATGCTACCTACAACGATAGTTACGAGAAGCATCGAATGATCTATGCTATTGTGAATAATGACCTTACTTACATCAAGAAACACCTCAAGGAACTGTGTAAGCCTGAGAATGAACTATTCAGATTACCTTTCCCAGAAGATAGAGAACTAGCTGTATTCAATCCAATCTACAAGTATTACATGTTCTTGGTTGGAGAACTACTCAAGAGAGGTGACAACTTTGACATTCTACTACTTGGTGAGCGTGACAATAAAGTAAAGGATGAAGAACTAACAAATCTCCTCAATGAAGCTATTGATGCAGCAATGCAACAGATGATTGAAGAAGTTCCAGAAGATCAAAGAACTAAACCAGAAGAGATTGATGTACAGAACTTCAAGTCTGAAATGGAAATGTTCTACTCAAGCGTTATTGATTACTTCAAGACCAAGTTCGAGATCAAAGAACTAAAACGTCTTATTTTTCAACACGCTCTTTGTACAGACATGTGCTTTATTGGTATCATGGAACGCAATGGTATTCCAGAACCAGTAGTCCTCAATAACCTTCACCTTGGATTCCACAAGTCTCCTGACGTAACTAAGATTGAGAAAGGTGATTATTGGTGGTACAGAACTCCAATTACTACAGCTCAAGCAATGGAAGAACTGTGGGATAAAGTTCCAGAACAGACTCTTAAAAGACTTGGTGATTTTGGTGGTTCTACTAATGTAACTCCAAATGAAGGTTGGGACATTACTTCTGGAAAAGCACAGAATCAGTTCAATTACATGCATGCTGAAGAAATGTACGCTAGACGAGATTTCGACAATAGATTCATTGGACAGAATACAGGTCAACTCAACAACCACAGACTCAATGCCAATAGACTTCTCTGGAAAACAATCATTGAATTCAAGGCTTTCAAAGAGGTAATCTACCTAACTAGTATTGATGATTTTGGAAATGAGATTGCAGATATAGTAGACAGTAGTTATCCAATACCTCGTGATGCTACTAAAGTATTCTACACTAACAAGTGGGGAAAAGATTCAAGTAGATATGAATGGGTAGATGACTTTGGTAAGAAGACTTATGCTGAATCTCTGATGATCCCAAGACGTTACAGATGTACAAGATACCAAACTGACATTTACGTTGACTGTGGTGAAGTTCCTAATCAACCATTGAATATTGACAATCCTTACGACTTTGAACTTAGTCTCAAGGGTAGAATCTTTTCAGGACTCAATGCAGAACCTATCTCCATTGTAGAACGTGGTGTGTCAGGGATGATGGAATACGTACTACTTAAAGACTTAGAACTACGAGAACTCAGCAAGTATGAAGGTTATATCAAGAATATAGATGTCAGTAAGATTCCAGACTTAGGTACAGATGCTGATGGTAAACCTTTGTATGAAGGTGCTGATAAACTAGCTATCTGGAAACATCTCCGTAGAACTACTGGTGATTCTTACTACGAGTCAACTGCTACACTCAATGGTATACCTGACCATCAAAAGACTACTCCAGTCAAAGCAGAAGTAGCAGGTTCGATGAACGAGATACTTGGTATTCAGCAAGTGCTAGAATTGATTGATAAACAGATTGGATTAGATATGTTGATTCCTCCTCAAGCAGTAGGTCAATACACAGCTAGTTCTAATGTAACTGACAATCAACAAGCTATATCTTCTAGCTACACAATGCTAGAACTGTACTACCACATTCTGAATGACCTGATGAAAAGTCTCTTGAATGAGTACTTGATTCAATTCACCAACTATTACAAGACTTACTTTGAAGAGAATTCAGAGAAGTCAGAGACATACCTTAATTACATCCTACCAGATGGTACAAGAAAGCTACTTACGATTAAACCTGAATGGCTTGACCACGAAGGCTTAGGTATCTATCTTCAAGACACTACTTACAACGAAGCATACAGACGTAACGTTGCTCAGTTTGCACTACAAGCACTCAGTCAGAATAGAGGTGAAGGTTCTGAAATTATCTCTGATCTTGTAATGGCAATCAGCCGTGGTGAATCACCTGAGAAGATACACAAGAAGATTAGACTTGCAGCTAAAGAACAGCAGAAGCAAGCTGAGAAGATGCAGGAAATGCAAGCACAAGCAGCAATGCAAGTTGAACAAGCTAAGCAGCAGGGTAAGCAACAAGATCACGAGAATAAGCTTGAAGAGATTCAACTCACTAAAGACTTGGATGCTCAGATCAAAGCTCTTGACATTTACAAGTTCAACGAGGATAAGAACACTGACAAGGATGGTATTGAAGATCCTATTGAAACTATGCTTAAAGTTAAAGCTAGTCAACAGAAGGATAGAGAGTTAGACATTAAGGAGAAGATAGGAATCATGCAGGCAAAGAAGAAGCCTAGTGCATAAAACTTCTCTTTAAATATAAGTTACATATTTGAATCACAAGCAGAGCAATCTTTACGAAGTTAAATGTAGAGTCTGCTAACAAAACAAGTAGAATGGATTTTTTACCAGATTTCGACACATTTGAAGAAGTAGATCAGGAAGACGTAGAATTGATTGATGATCTTCCTGAAGGTGGTGATCCTAACGTGGTTGCAGCCTTTGAGTATTACAAGGACAGTAATTTCTTCACTGTAGATACTCAAGAATTTGATGGAACTGAAGAAGGATTACAAAGCTTATTTGCTAAACAAGCAGAAGCATCCAAAAACAGTTTCTTAGGTAATGTACCAGAATTTGCCAAACCTCTCATTGAGCTAGTACAGCTTAAAGGTCAGAACTTCACAGAAGACGAATTAGTTGAGGCTCTAAGTATCATCAAACCTCAAGCACAAGATTTCAGCAAAGAAGAACAAGCTGAGACATATCTCCGTGAATCACTAGCTAAAGATGGCTTAGACTCAGATGAGATTGAGGAAGAGATTGAAGAGTTGAAGTACAAAGACAAGTTAGCTAAGGCTGCTGAACGTGCTTATAAGAAAGATGTTCAGTTAGGCAGAACCAAGCTTGAAGAAAAAGTACAAACTCTGAAAGTTCAGCAAGAGCAAGAGATGCGTGACGCACAAGACTTTGTAAATAAGTTTCAGTCTACACTCAACGAACTTCCTTGGTCTAATGAACTGAAGACAGCTATTCAGCAAGAGTTCTCAACTGGTACATTCAAAACTAAATTGGAATCAGTTTTCCAAAGTCCTAAAGATCTTGCTGATCTAGTAGCTTTTATCAAGCATTACGAACCAGCTAAAGGATTCAACTTAGAGACTTATCAGAAAGCTGCATTTAGTCCTACAAGCAAGAAGATTGCCAATCGAGTAAAAAGTTACTGGGGCAATAATTCTAACGCACAAGTTTACAAACAATCGAAAGATAACGATTACGAACTCGTACTTTAATCAAATTAATACTTAAATGGAACGTAAAACCGCTTTACAGGTTACGGAATACAAGGCATTTGGTGGAGACTTCTTTGACTCTATCTCACATGCGGCCATGTTCCGCGACGAAAAACCCTATGACTTTGGGGTTATGACTGCTCGTTTGTTCAGCTCAACTACTATGTTGGGTTTGACTAACAAGCGTTGGACTTGGCTGACACTAGCCAAAGGAAACTATTTCACTCTTCCAGCAGGAACCAATGATTATACTTGGTCTGTAATGGGTGATGCTGAGATTGATTTCCGCTTTACAGAATTGTTGGTAAGCTCATCTGCTCAGGTAGGTAAGGGTAATCAACCATTCGATGTTGCTCTTGACCGTCCTTGGTTGAAAGCTCCTATGACTATCAAGTTGGGTGCTTCTGATGATGCTCCTTTGGTAGAAATTCTGAGCAATCAGGCTGAACCAATCACTAGCCATTCTTGGAAGTACACTTGTCAATTGCAAGATGGAAATCCAAATGCATGGATTCCTGCAAGCTATTTGGCTGCTGGTCAATTGGCTGTACGTGCTGGTACTCGTGTATCGAACGAAGAAAACTTCAAAGGTGCTGGTGATCATTATGCAAGCTTCTCGAAACTGCGTGGTGTTGTAGGTCAGTATTCTAACAAGGTTAGCTTTACTGACAAGTTCATCAAGCGTGAGATTGCTGCTGCTCGTGGAAACGGATCTAGCATGACTTACACTGACTCTGATGGTAAGCAGTATCGTGATGCCTTCTCTCGTGGTTACATCTACCAAGCAAGTCTGAAGAATCCTCACACTAACGATGTTATTGAAAAAGGTGTATTCATCACCAAAGCAGAACAGCGTTTGTTGGAGCGTACTGAGAAAGACCGTGAGATGATGATGGAATTTGGTCGTTTGCAGATTGACAATGATCTGGACAATGGCCGTGTTAAGAAGACTGCCCCAGGTTGGAGACAGATTGTTCGTGATGGTCACTTGATGATCCACAACGGTAACTTTACTCTGACTGAACTGTATGACTTCTTGCACCAAGTATTCTTCCGTC